AATTATACCATTACTCCACATGAAGGTAGTGTTCTAATCTTTCCAAGTAGTACTCTTCATTCTACACTGAAGATATCAGAAAAAGATGATGATAGGATTGTGATTGCAGGTGACGTAAGAGTTACACTTAAAGAAAAATACTGCAATTTACATCAAGCTTCTACACACCCAAATCAATGGAAACAACTCTAAATAACAAAATAGTACTTTTATAAAATGGGATTTGCAGTAACATCATATGCTGGAGAAACACCTGTAGTAGGTCTTATTTCGGCATCTAGTAATTCTCAAAGAGAGTTGTTAGCACTTCCCAGTAATGATACAACACTGGGTACTAATAAAGATAGATACGAATTATTTCTTCAGCCGTGTGTTGCAATAGATAATACAGTTTTAAGTATTCTAAATCCAATTAATAGTTCTAAGACTGATATTGTTTCAAACGGAAATTCTACTGTTTTTGAAGCACATCCAAAATATTATTCAACACCAAGTACTGCGATCAATGCAGCAACAACATTATATAACGGTACATTATCGACAGTTCAAGCGGCCAACAACTTAAACTTTATCGGTATCAATGTAAAAACCGCAACCAACTTTAGTGTTGGTGCCGCAGTAAGTTCTTCTACAGGAGGTTCTGGTACAGTTTCAATTCAGAATACTTCACAAATCGGTAATCCTTTTAATGTTATTGTACAAGACGTAGCTGGTAGTTTTGGTGTTGGTGCTACTGTATATCTTGCAGGTATTGCATTTACTACATTGGGGTCTTTAGATTATGTTGGTAGTGGAAGATTGTATAATGATAATGCTATTATCACATACTATCCAGACTTAGAACCGGCAAATACATCCGTCGAAAACCCCTTTGCAGATCTTCAATTAAAGATATTAAGTAATTCAACTAAGGGTATAGGCGTTGCAAATACGTTCTACCCAAATTCTTTGGAGAATGCATCTAATCCTAATGGAGATTTTGTAGACTCTGATGATTCGATTAATCCTATCGGTAGAGTTTATGCATTTGATACTGCTTCCGGTTCGTCACAGAACAATAATATTAGTAATCTAATCACTTCTATATCGAATAATAGGTCAGGTATTGCATCATATAACGCTGCATCTACACTTATTAAAGGAAGAAAAAAAGGATATTCTGTAAATATTTGGTCACTTGAAAAGAGTGATGCCGAAGCTCAATTAAGTATTGATGCAAATGATGCATTAATTATTGTATTAAAAGATCCAGCCAACGGTGGACCATATTAAAAGTGGCCACTACCGGTTGACAGAGGGCCCCCAGAACCGTTATACTAGTAGAGTAGACAGGAGTTCAATGACCTACAAATCACAAGAAGACGAAGATTTTCTAACTCGTGTTGTAGTTGACACAAGTCTTCGCAAGTTCTATCTTTATTCGAGTGAAGGTAACAGTAAAACTGTTGATTGTGATAATGTAGACGAGTTTATGAACGTACTTGAGTTAGTACGTGCATTGATTAAAGAAGACGACATTGTTTATGCAGAACCTTTAGTTCAAAATGCAGAATGAATAGTCCAGATCTTTACGAAGAAATTGTTAGATGCTATGAGTATGAGACCAGAAACGCGTCAATCTATGGAAATGTTATTTGCAGCGAAATGGAATCTTCCAAAAGCAGCAAAGAATTGCAATTTAACAGAAAAAGAAATGAAAATTACCTTTAATGAATATTGTGTGTTTCATCCTCCAACTTGGACTATAGAACTTCATGAGTAGTAAGATGATGTTCCTAGTTGACACTGGCAACGGCAGATGTGTTAGTCATGATGGATACATTCAACTTGGTAGTTTTTCTCATAGTGTAGAAAAGCATCTTGAACTATGTCCCGAACAAGAATGGCAGGTAACATACTGGATGCCTGATCCATTCCGTATCAGATACCCAAGACCAAACTATCAACATACTATGAAGGCGAACGAAGGTTCTCCTAAGACTGACAACGCACTAGACAATCGTCCAAGGGACTTCCCAGATCAACCAACCGAAAGATTAGAGAGAACATTATAAAGATTCCTATATAAAATAAAAGGGTAGAATGAATATTCAACTTTGGTACTCCGAACCTATGAGAGAATGGAGATGGTCTCTCGTTTCAGATATAGACTCGAATGACCAACACTCTGGCGGTCAAGAAGATCTGAAAGAAGCAATGAACGACGTAGTTAATACTGTAGAATACTTACTTGACATGGACAACGCTTGATGGTAAACTAAAAGGGCCGTGTGAAGGAAGTCACTCTCTGTGATGTAATCAACCACCTAGTCAATTAGGTGGTTTTTTTATGTAATAAATATCTAATAATAGATATGTCGTGCGAGAAAGATGCCTCTCTCAAGATTAGATAACTTTCTAAAGAACGTAAAAGGAAATATTTTATATGTTGATCCAAGTAATTTGGATGCAACAGATGGTATTGAAAACCAGGGAAATTCATTTGCCCGACCATTCATAACTCTTCAAAGGGCATTGGTTGAAGCATCTAGATTTTCATACCAACGTGGTCTTGACAATGATAGATTTGAAAAGACTTCAATCTATCTCTTCCCTGGAACTCATTATATTGATAATAGACCAGGTTGGATCCCTACCGGGATTACTGGTTCTGAGTACTTACTTAGAAGTGGTGTTAATTCCAGTGATTTTCCACCATTCAGCAATATATCTAACTTTAATATTGCAGATGCTAATAATATTCTCTACAAACTTAATAGTATTCATGGTGGAGTCATTATTCCAAGAGGTGTGTCCATTATTGGTCAGGACTTAAGAAAGACTGTTATCAGACCAATCTATGTTCCTAATCCAGAAAATAATTTAATCGAAAGATCTGCCATCTTTAGGCTGACTGGTGGATGTTATATGTTCCAGTTTACCTTAAAAGACGCCGATACACAGAAACCCGCATATAAAGATTATAGTCCAACCACTTTTACACCAACATTTTCACACCATAAACTTACTTGCTTTGAGTATGCTGATGGTGCAAATACTGTAAACATTAAGGATGACTTTGTTAATTATGCTACAGATCGTACTGATCTGGACATGTATTATGAAAAAGTTGGTGTTGCATATGGTTCTGCAAGTGGAAGAGCAATCTCACCGGATTATCCAAATGCCGGTGTAGATATTCAACCCAAAATTGATGAATATCGTATCGTTGGACCAATCTCAGGTTCAGTTGGTATTAATAGTATCAAGTCTGGAGATGGTGTAACCGCAACAGCACAAGTCAACGTTAAGGTTTCTTCTGGTATTTTTGGTCTAAACGTTGATACTAATGTTATTATCAATAATGTAACAGATACAAGATATAATGGTACATATTTGGTAACATCGGTATTGAGAACTGATGCAAATGGAGTTACTGAATTTACATATGAAGTTCCAGTTCCTCCAAGTAACGCACTACCAAACCCACTAGGTTCTTCTGTAGATCTTTCTTCTGACACTGTAACTAGTGCATCACCATATATCTTTAATGTTTCACAGAGATCCATTTATGGTATGTGTGGGATGCATGCGGATGGCAGTAAGGCAGACGGATTTAAATCAATGGTTGTTGCTCAGTTCACCGGAATTGGTCTTCAAGTTGATGATAGAGCGTTCGTAAAATATAATTCCACTAGTGGTTCTTTTGATGATTCTAATGTAATTGCAAATTTACATACAGATATTGATGCGGTATACAAACCACAATATCTAAACTATCACATCAAGGCATCCAATAATTCTTTGATTCAGTTAGTTTCTATCTTTGCAATTGGTTACTCGGAACAATTTGTAACTGAATCTGGCGGTGACTTCTCGGTTACTAACTCCAACTCTAACTTTGGACAAACTGCACTCATATCTAGAGGTTACAGAAACAAAGCATTTGCACAAGATGATGTTGGTTATATCACACAAATTATTCCCCCACAATCACTTAAGCCTGAATTTACTACGATTGAATATCCTTCAATTGACATCACAAAAACTGTAGGTATTGCAGATACAAGTAGAATGTATCTCTATAACTTCACCAATCAAGATATACTACCACCAAGTGTAGTTAATGGTTATCGATTTGGTGCAAATAATCAAGAGACTTTGAATGTTGTTATTCCTGTTGGTGGACAGACTGAAGCATTTGGTGCAACTGTTGTCATGGATGACACTGCATATGCTGTAAACAAAGCAACGGGAAGAAAGCAATCAAGAATTGGTAGAAATGTTTCTACTGGTAATAGTATTACCAATTCAACGGCGTTGTTCACTCAAGACCATCAATTCAAACAGGGAGAAACCGTAAGAATTATATCCAATAATGGAAGACTTCCCGATGGTCTTGATTCGAATAGAGTTTATTTTGCTATTGTTGACGGTCTTCCTTCAAATCAAACACAATTTGCACAGTCATTTAATGACTCACTAACCGGTAATAAAGTTACTATTAATAATCTTGGTGATACTCTTATTGTAGAGAGTAGAGTTAGTGATAAAGACCCTGGAGATGTTGGGCATCCTATTCAATATGATGTTGATGAGTCACAGTGGTATGTGAATGTGTCATCTGCATCAACAGAAAATACTCTGTTCGCAAAATTGAATGGAGGAGGACTTGGAAATATTACACCTAGGTCTTATATTATCAGAAGGAAAGATTCTAGACAGTCTGACGATAGAATTCATCAGTTAAGATTTGTTATTCCTGCAAACACTGGAGTCTCATCTGCAAGATTGCCACTGGATGGATTTATCCTTCAAGAATCGAGTGATGTAAGTGGTTCAACTAACACAGAAGTTGCGTTGGAATTTAATCCAGGTTCTGTGACTATGAGTAATGACTCTCAAATGAGAAACTTTAGTTTCATCTCTGGTGTTGATTATAGTGCTGGAATTGCATATTATTCTACAGAACAACCACACAGATTATCTATTGGTTCAACTGTAGTTATCAACAAGGTAAGAAGTTCTTTGTTCCCAGCAGTTGGAGCAGGTAACTCTGGTTATAATGGTACATATGAAGTTACTGGTATTACAAGTGCAAAAACCTTTACTGTAAATTCTATTCCTCTTTCTCCGGGTAGTTTTATTAACGACACTTCACAGAGAACTACTGAGCTTCCAACTTTTTCTAGAAGAAACTTTGCAAAAGATTTCTATGTTTACGATGTACAAACTATTAATGAGTATATCAATGGTGAACAAGATGGTGTTTATCACTTGTCGATAATCAATTCTGCAAACGAACCAAAAGTCTTTCCGTTCAATCGAGACGAGTATGCGTTTTCACAACCAGTCACAAATTATTATCCACAGGTAGATAGAGATAATCCCGTTACTAAGGCGCCGTCATCTTCATGTTATGCACTTTCTAATGTTATTGGTCAGGTTGTAATTAACGATCCTAAAAATAGTATTACGGGCGAAACATTGGAAGATATGCTTGGTCAGGTTGGCACTGCAGTTACTGGTATAATATCAAATAATGTAGGAACTGCATATACTATCTTTACCCAACATGATCACGGGTTGCAGAGAATTACTATCCCAAGTATTGATAACCCTGGTGCTGGATATGGTGATGGATCAAATTCAATTCAATATTATTATAACGCAAAACTTGAAAATATCACCAGTGGTTCAATTGGTGATTTTGGTACTGGATTAGTCACAATTGATGGAACATCTGCAGGTGAAATTATTGATATTGAAATTATGGATGGTGGTTCGGCATTTGCTGCTGGTGATACTTTCCGAGTGGTTGGTATCGCAACAACAACTGGATTTAGTGCAGCCACTGGTAGTGTGAATAAGGTTTATGATAATAGAGGAGATACTCTTGCACTTTCCGGTGTTAATATCTACGATGGTAGACCCTTCAACAAATTCTATAGAATAGGAGCAATTTCAAAAACTAATCAGATTGAAGTTACGCCAGTATTAGGTTCTCCAGGTATTACAACATTGGGATTTAATCCGCAAGAAGTTGCTGGTGCTAGTATTACAAATATTGGTCCATCGTATGATACTGCAAGTTTTGTTTACAATAAAGATGTTGGTATTGCAACAGTAACAACAAAATTGAATAATAGTTTTAGAGTCAATAACTCCGTTATCGTAAGTGGTGCAGGTCAAACATTCTATAATGGTTCGTTTGTTTGTGTCGATAAAATTGGATTGACCACTGTAGTTCTTGACGTTGGTATCACTACAGTTACACCTACAATTAATGGGGTTATCCGATTGTTCCCATCTGGTGCTAGTGGAAACTTTGGCGACTTAGTTGCTAGAAATGGTAGACTATCTGGTAGAGAAAGTCAAATCTTTGCTGGTATTTCAACGACACTCTCGACGGCAATTACCAGTAAAACAACTGACAATATCAATGTCGATAATATGACTGATTATAATTTCAGAATTGGTGACTTTATCAAAGTTAATGATGAAATAATGAGAGTTAAAACTACAGTAAGTAGAGTGAGTGGAGATACTCAACTTAAAGTGTTTAGAGGTGCATATGGTTCTATTGCAAATACTCATGTATTAGGTTCAGTTGTTACTAGAGTTAGATTTTTCCCAATTGAGTTTAGAAGAAACTCTATTATTAGGGCATCTGGTCATACCTTTGAATATATTGGTTACGGTCCTGGTAACTACTCTACCGCATTCCCAAATAAACAGACAAAAGGACTTACCTTAGCACAACAAATCAACGCCCAATCACAAACGATCGCAGGTGGTGTTGTTAACTACACTGGTATGAATGACAGAGGTGACTTCTTTATTGGTAACAAGAGAATTGCTTCTAACACGGGTAGAGAACAGGTATTTGATACTCCGGTTCAAACATATACTGGAGAAGACCCTTATTCGAGGGGTGCTGGTGATGATGTAACTGATTTCAACTACATTGAAGGTTCTATTCTTAAAGTTGAAAGAAATATAATGGTTGATGGTGGTGATAAAGGTAATATTCTTTCTCAGTTCAATGGACCTGTAGAATTTACCAAAAAAGTTATCAGTACATCAGACGAAGGTCTTGAAGTTAATAGTGTCTTCATTCAAGGTAATGCACAAGTTTCAAGAAAAGTTAGCGTTAGCACTTCTGAACCTATAGAGGCTGGTAATCCTGGAGATATCGTTTTTAATGCCAATCCTGCGAATAGTGGAACAGTTGGTTGGGTTTACACGACAAATAATCAGTGGAGGACCTTTGGAGCAATCAGTTGATAAATACAAATAACAATTTCTGTTAGCAAGATAAATGGCAGTAGATAAGGATTTTGTCGTAAGAAATGGCTTACAAATTAATGAAAATTTAATCTATGCCGACGCCAACAGCGATAAGATCGGTATTGGAACGACAACACCAGATAAAAAACTGGTAATTATCGGCGATACTGAAGTCAGTAAGCGTCTAGCTGTTGGTACTACTATTACTGCAGAGAGACTTGTAACAACCGGTATTATAACTTCACTGCTAGGTTTTGATGCGGGTATTGGTGGGACGGTATTTAATACATCAACTCTTACTAAAAAAATTGGTATTAACTCTGCCATCCCTACATACACTCTTGATGTCATCGGACCAGTTTCGATTGGTCAGACTGCAGAGTATGTTTATGGTGACCTAACAGTTACTGGTAATATTAGAGGTACAAATTTAGAAGGTCAAATTTCTGCAGGTGGAACGGTTGGTTTTACAAATGTCACAGTAACCAATACTTTACTTGCAAATAGTGCAGAATTATATACTAAATTTACAGTAGAAGAATTTAATAGTGATACCTATAGATTTATAGCTGGAACTGGAGACCCGGTAGGTGTTGGTTTTACACAAAACACCGATGACCCAGAACTTTACTTATTAAGAGGAAATAAGTATGAATTTGATATAGATTCTGGTGGTTTTCCATTCTATATTAAAACCGCACCCACAGCAGACTTAAATCATATCTATAATAGTGGTGTAGATGGTAATGGTACTCAGGTTGGTATTCTGACTCTTAGAGTTCCATTTGATGCACCAAACAGACTTTACTACCAAGCATCTAACGTTGCTGGTATGGGAGCAACAATATATCTACAGAACAATGGTAAGCAGATTGATGTTGGTGTCGCAACAGTTAGAGAAAGATTAGACAGTAATGGTTATGCAGATTTTGAGAATATCTATGTATCGGGTATCGGTACAATTAATAACATTAAGAGTAATGAGTTTAGTGTAAGTGCAGGTATTGTAACAGTTCGTCAGGACAGAACAGCAATCATTGGTGTTTCTACTGGTGCAGATAGAGTTAGTGTTCAGACTACAAATAGTAGTGCTACACATCAGGTTTCTTTTGTAAACAATGTAGGTCTGGGTTCAAACTATCCACTTCACTTAATTGACTCTGATACTAATCAATTAACATATATTCCTTCTACAAATGTTCTGTCTTGTACTAGATTTGTAGGTAATGTATCCGGTATTGCCACCGGTGCGGATAATATCAATGTAGATAAGATAAACACCAATACTGATTTTCAGGTCATCTTTAGTGAGCAAGGTGCAACTGATTATAAGAGGATGTATATTGACACTAACAATAGTCATCTAACATATAATCCATCTACAGAAACTCTTACTGTTGAAAATATCATCGGTAATCTCTTTGGTATTGCAACAAATGCAAACTTTATTAATGTAGATACCAATAGCCTAAACACTAATCATCAAGTATTGTTTAGTGACAATCAAGGTGGCGGATTCCAAAGACCTTATATTGATACTCAAAGTAATCAACTGATTTATAACCCATCAACAAACACATTCTCTGTTTCAAACATTGTTGGTGATTTAGTTGGCGATGTAACTGGTAATCTGACTGGTGTTGCACTGAATGCAGACTTTATCAATATAGATGAAATCAATAGTAACACAAATTATCAGTTACTGTTCAGCACTAATCAGGCTGCTGGTTATCAAAGACCTTATATTGATAGTAACTCAAATCAACTTACATATAATCCATCTACTAGAACCTTCAGTGTTCAAAATATCAACACAACCACTATTACTGGTAGTAGTTTCTCTGGTATTTCTAACCGAGCCGATTTTATCAATGTAGATCAAGTTGTTGACAATACAGATTATCAAGTCTTGTTTAGTGATAATCAAGGTGATGGTTATCAGAGACCCAAAATTGATAGTCAGTCTGGTCAGTTCATTTATAACCCAGGAACTAATAGATTAACTGCAGGAAGTTTTACTGGTGATGGTGCAAAGATTACCAATATTCATGGTCCTAACATTACAACTGGTGTTATCAATGTTGATAGACTTCCTGACGCGTCAGTTACTGGTCAAGGTGTTTCCAAATTAAACAATAGTATTAGTGGTACTTCTCAAACTGAAGCTGCATCATCTAAAGCTGTAGGTGACCTCAAATCACACGCAAACAACGCAAGTAATTTGAATAATGGTATTGTTAATATTAATTTACTTCCTGATGCATCGACAGGTGGCCAAGGTGTTGTTCAGCTGAGTAATGCTATTAACGGTACTTCTCAAACCATAGCCGCATCGGAGAAAGCTGTAGGTGACCTTAAATTGCATGCAAACAACGCAAGTAATTTGAGTAATGGTACTGTAGCTGCAGCAAGACTACCCGCAGCAACAAATAGTGTTCAGGGTGCAGTTATTCCTATTAATACGTATCCACCCGTATCTACGTCTGCTGTTCAACCACCAAGTGCTGATGCATTTAGAAAACTTTATATAACCGCAGGTAATCTTATTCCTGTTGGTTCCAATATGATATTTTATCAGGCCAACGCACCTCTTGGTTGGACAAAATTGACTACGGATAATAACAAAACCATTAGGGTCGTTAATGGTTCTGGTGGTGGTTCAGGTGGTACCAACACATTTACTTCTGCATTTAGTCAACGAGGTGTTCCTCTTGAATATCATGAACACGCTCTTACTATTGGTGGTAATGATGGAAATCACACTCATGATGGATCGACAAGTAACGAAACACAGGCTCATAATCATGCCGGAAGTACTAGTAATGAGAATGCATACCACAATCATGGAATTAATTCAGGTGGGGCTGGAGGTTCATTCATAACCAGTATCAACTTCAACAACGGAGACTATGACAGTGACGGTAAAAAAGATGCCTTCCAAACCGCCAGCACCAGTAAGGCTAATGTGAACTACAGCCAACAAAATGTGAAGGGTAATAACGCAAATCATTCACATACTATGTCACTGGGTAATGAAAGTTCACAACACCAACACGTCTTTACAAGTCAAGGCCAAAGTGCTAACCATAAACATTTTGGTTCGGCCGATGGTGTTGGAACGACTGGAGCACAAATGGACTTCAGTGTTCAGTACATCGATGTTATCATCTGTAAAAAGGACTAAATATTCCTATTGACCCTCTATCATAGGGGGGTTGAGGGGAGTTATTTGAGCAACATTAATTCCCTGTTGAAGGGCATGAGCATATAGTTGTTGGTTCTGATGATTTGCTTCTACTACTTCATTCCTGAAACTTTCTACAGCAGCTCCAGTTTGATTTGACTTTTGTGCAATTTCTACAGCCATCATTGGCATCCAAGACACAGCACAACGCCAATCATCAATCTCTTCCCCCGTATTTGGATTTGTTCCTCTAATTAATGTGTACCAGGCACATTTATGCTCAACACACTTTTTTTGAATTAGCGGACAGAATTCGCCTTTTTTCATGATATATCATCATACCTGAAAA